TGGCGATGTGGCTCGCGGTCAGCCTTTGGCGCTGGCGCTGACCGCGCCGGCTGCGCGCGGGGAACGCGCCAGAGGAATAGCGGCGCTCGCTGCGTGATCTTGCCTCCAACCACATCGGAGAGGTGATCATGTCCGCAAGTTTCCTGCACGGTGTCGAGGTTCTGGAAGTCGAATCCGGCACTCGTCCCATTAGCGTCGTCAATACGTCTGTTATCGGTATCGTCGGCACCGCGCCTGATGCCGATCCACTCGTTTTCCCCTTGAACACGCCGGTCCTGGTCGCGGGCTCTCGCACTGAGGCGGCGAAGCTGGACACGGTCGGCACTGGTCTCGGCACTTTGCCGGCTGCGCTCGACGGTATCTTTGATCAAATCGGCGCTGTCGTGATCGTTGTTCGGGTCGAGGTCGGGCTGGACGAGGCTGAAACCCTGGCAAATGTGATTGGCGGCGTGAATGCCGTCGACGGCACCTTCGAGGGTGTGCATGCCCTGGCCGGCGCGGAGAGCGTTGTCGGATTTGCACCGCGGATCCTGATCGCGCCTGGCTTTACCCACCAGCGTCCAACCGATCTCGCAAACCCTGTAGTGGCCGAGTTGGTTGGCTTGGCCGATCGTATGCGCGCGGTCATCATCCAGGATGGCCCAAACACCACCGACGCGGCCGTCATCGAGGCGGCTGGCGACAACGGTTCCGATCGCATCTACCTGGTCGATCCCTGGCACCTTGTTTTCATCGATGGCGATATCGTCGCTGTGCCTCCTTCGTCCCGCGTCGCTGGCATGATCGCCAAGTCGGATAACGACGTTGGCTTCTGGGCGTCGCCTTCCAATCGTGAAATCGCCGGCATCGTCGGGCTCTCGCGTCCGATCGACTTTGTGCTGGGCGATCGTGCCTCGCGCGCCAACCTTTTGAACGAGGCCAAGGTCGCCACCACAATCCGCCAGAACGGCTTCCGCCTCTGGGGCAATCGGACACTCTCTGCTGACGCCAAGTTCGCTTTCCTGTCGGTGCGGCGCACGGCCGATGTGCTGAATGCCTCGCTGCAGCGCGCTCACCTTTGGGCCATCGATCGCGGCATCACGCGGACCTATGTGGACGACGTGACTGATTCCGTGAATGGGTTCTTGCGTGACCTCAAGGCGCAAGGCGCTATTCTGGGCGGCACTTGCTGGGCCGATCCGGACCTGAACACGCCGACGGCTGTCGCCAACGGCAAGGTCTACTTCAATTTCGACTTTTCTCCAGTGTATCCGGCCGAGCACATCACGTTCCGGTCGATGCTGGTCAATGACTACATCGAGGAGGTGTTCGCGTAATGGCTGCCGAAGATATCATCAAATACCTGAATTTGGTCATCGACGGCCGGGGCTATGCCGGCAAGCTGAAGGAGTGGACGCCTCCCACTCTGGCGACCACTAACTTTGACTTTCGCGGTGGCGGCATGGACGCAGCCGTCGACGTCGAGACCGGAATGGAAAAGCTCACCTTCTCTGGTGTGCTGACCAGCTATGACGCCGACGTGCTGGCGCTCTGGGGTTTGAAGACCGGCGCGCAGACGCAGCTGACGGCGCGCGGCTCGATGGAAAGCCTCGACGGCACGGTTAAGCCTGTCGTGCACAACATGACCGGCAAAATCTTGAGCCTGGCGCGCGGCACCTGGGGTCCTGGCAACGAGCCGGCTCTTACGATCTCCGGTTCGCTGACCTTCTACCGTGAAATCGTCAACGGCCGCGTTCTCCACGAGATCGATGTCATCAACATGGTCCGGTTTGTGGATGGCGTCGACCAGCTGGCCGAGCACCGCAAGAACCTGGGGATTTGATCGTGGATACGGATACTGATGCACCGGCCTTGCCGCCGTACCTCAAGCGCGCCGATGGCTCTGTCTCAATCGACTATTCGGACATTCCGGCGAAGATCGACGGCGGCTCCGTCCTGGAGCTCGTCATGCGCGAGCCGCGTGTCCAGGACCAGCTGTCCGTTGAGGGCAAGTCTGCAATGAAGGCCGAGGTCGCGATTTTTGCGAACCTCTGCGATCTGCCACCGGAGGCGATCGCTGGTCTGTCGCTGAAACAGTACGGCCGGCTGCAGGAAGCCTACGCCTCTTTTTTGGCCTAGCGCCCACTGATGTGCGGCGAGGTCTTCTGGATCTCGCCCACTTCACCGGCTGGGGGCTTGAGGAGCTGATGCGGCTGTCGGTGTCTCGCTTCATCTGGTTCTTGGAAGGTCTGCCCAAAGCATGAGCCGCGATCAAAAGCTAAAATCAACTATCACGATCGGTGCCGCGCTCGATGGCTCGATCAAGTCGAGCGTATCGTTCATCAAGAACGGTCTTGCTTCGGTCGGGTCTGAAATCAAGACGGTGACCAAACGCCAGCAGGAGCTTGGCAAAGAGCGCCGGGTTCTCGAAAAACAGGGCCAGTCCGTCGCCCATCTCGATCGCGAGTACGAAGACTTGGCGCGGACGCTGGTCGATCTGGAACGTAAGCAGGAGCGCTACAATCGCGCGGCCGCTGCGTCGCGCCGGGTGGGCTCCACATTTAAATCTATGGCGACTTCGGTGCGCCGCGATGCGCGCAACATTGCGGTCGGTGCCACCGCCGCAGCCGGCGCGATCTTCGGTGTCGCCGCGTCCACCGCAGCGCTGGGCGACAATGTCGCAAAGACGGCCGATCGCCTTGGCATTGGGATTGGCGCTTTGCAGGAGCTGCGGTATGCGGCCGAGCGCACGGGTGTCGATGTCGGCACTTTCGACAAGGCGCTTGAGGGCATGCAGAAACGCCTGGGCGAAGCGGCAGGCGGTACTGGCACGGCCGTCGATGCGCTTAAGGCGCTGGGCCTGTCTGCATCCGATTTGATCTCTATGGAGCCCGATGCCGCTTTCGCTGCGATCGCGGACGGTATGGCTGGGATCGAGTCCCAAGCTGAAAAGACCATTATCGCAAACGATCTGTTCGGCCGGTCTGGTGTCGCGCTGCTTAATACCTTGCGTGAAGGCAGCGACGGTCTGGAAAACCTGCGCGAGCAGGCAAGGCGCACCGGCTACGTCCTGTCTGAAGAAGCGGCGCGGGATGCCGAAGTTTTCCAGGATCGCCTGCTCGATGTGCAGCTGGTCATGAAGGGGCTGAAGAACACGGTCGGTGCCGAGCTTATGCCGATCGTGTCGGATGCGATGGAGCGGTTCTCTACCTACGTTGTCGAAAACCGCGAGCAGGTCGAGCGCTGGGCTTCAACCTTTGCCGATCGGGTCGGTGCGGCTATGCCTGTCGTTCTCGAGCTGGCTGGTGGTGTTGGTGCGATGATGTCGGTGACCAGCTCGGCTGCAGCGGCCGTGGCCGATTTGGTTGGCGGCTGGGACAACTTCGGAGTGATCATTGCCGGCATGGCGCTTGGCCGATCCATCCTGGCGGTTGGCAAGTTTGCGGGCGCGGTCGGTCAGCTGGGCTGGGCGCTCATTCGTTTGGCCGGCGCGGGTCCGCTTGTGTCTGGCGCTGTCCGGATGATCGGCTCCGCTCTCCTGGCCAATCCGATCGGCCTGGCCGTCGCTGCGATCGCTGGTGGTGCCTATCTGATCTACAAGAATTGGGACAAGGTCGGGCCGTGGTTCCGTCGCCTCTGGGACGGGGTGCGGCAAACCTTTGGCGGGGTGGCTGACTTTGTCGTGGGTCTGTTCACTGGCGACATGAAGCGCGCGGTTGGTGGAGTCAAAGATGCCTGGTCTGGCATCGGTGGCTTTTTCGAGGATTACCTGTCCGGTATCAGCAACGCTTTCATGTGGGCCTGGGATGGAACGATCGGGCCATATGTCGAAAGGCTGGCCGATGCGGCCGGGCTCACCGACGCCTGGTCTAATGTCGCGCCTCGGTTCTCTGCTATCTGGTCTGATGTCAAAACCACCTTTGGCGGCGTTTCTGATTTCGTCGTCGGTGCTTTCATGGGCGACATGGACGGTGCGGTTGATGGTTTGCGCACCGCCTGGTCTGGCGTCGGTTCGTTGTTTCGATCCTATCTGAATGCTGTCGGTACCGCGTTCAGTTTTGCCTGGGACAACACGATTGGGCCTGTGGTCGAAAAACTGGCAGCTACCGAAGGCGTCCAGCGCGCCTGGGATACCGTGAAGACGACGGTCGGGGCGGTGCTCGATTGGCTGTCTGAAAAGTTCGCGGCTGTTTGGGAGCGGATTAGCCCTGTCGTCGATGGTCTTAAATGGGTTGGCGAAAAAGGAGCCGCAGCGGCCTCCGTTCTGCCGTTTGGCAAAGACGAGGGCTCCGTCATGGATGTGCCGGCTCCCGTCGGTGCGACGCAGGGCTCGACGTCCGTTGCGATCTCCAATCTCGGTATCCCTGGCCGCAACAACAATAAGCCGAAGGGCTTGGACATTACGCCTAGGGCGAAGGGCGGCGGCTATGACCCTGGCTGGCTTCTGACGGGCGAGATGGGTCCGGAGCTCAAATTTGAAACGCGTTCTGGCTTCGTTGCGACCAATCGGCAGCTGCGGCAAATGGCGGAGCTTTCCGATCGCGCGGTCTCTCTGCCATCGGTAGTTGGGCGCAATGCCTCGCAACCTATAGATGCCAAGTTATCGGCGCCGCAGCTGGCGCGCTCCAGTTCGGTGCGGCCGTTGGGGGCCACTTTGGCGCGGCCGCAGCCGGCGCGTCCTGAAACGGCGCGATTTGGGGCAGCACCGCAGCCGGCGCGCGCCAGTTCGGTGCGGCCTTTGGGGGCCACTGGGGCGAGGCCGCTGCCGCAGCCTAGTCGCGTTGGTTTTACGCGTCCTGCCGTTGCTCTTGCGGAGAGGAAGATGCCCGCGCTGCCTAAAAGCCCACCGTCGTCAACGGGGACGTTGCAATCTGGTTCCTCCGGTTCTGATCGGCAGGTCGTGCAGCACATTACGCACCAGATCAACGCTACCGGGGTTTCGGTCGAGGAGTTGATTAACGAGCTGAAGCGCCGCGAGCGCCAGGCGTCGTCGTCGGCTCTGTTCGATCGGGTTCCTGGCACCGGATTTGCGGGGAGGTAACTATGGCCGATGTAATGATGCAGCTCGGAACGCTTCAGTTCGGTCTTGATACGGCCGCCTATCAGCGGCTGTCGCGTTCTGCCGAGGCGCGCTGGGCGCGGCAGTCGCGGATCGGTACAACGGACCAGCTTCAGTTCGTCGGGCTGGCTCCGCAGTCGATCGAGTTCAGCGGCACCATTCTGCCGCAGTGGCGCGGGGGCTACTCCCAAACTGGAAAGATGCGCAGCTTGGTCTCTCTTGGCATTCCCTTGCCCCTCGTTTCAGGGCTGGGCGCGGTTATGGGCCTATGGGTGGTCGAGAGCGTATCCGAGGAACATGAAATCTTCGACGTGGGCGGTGCCGCGCGCGTTCAATCCTTCACTATGCGAATTGCGAGGTATGATGCCGGTCTCGGTTCAATCTTACGTCTGCTCTGATGGCGATGTGCTCGATGCCGTCGTGGTTGCTCACTATGGCAGCCGCGATGCGCGCGAGCTTGAGATCGTCTTAGAAGCAAACCCTGGCCTGGCTGCAAAGGCCGGCTCTCTATCCGCTGGCGATATCGTCCTGCTGCCAGTGATC